CTATCAGCTCAAGCCGGGTACCGCCTATATCGAAGGAGTACGCCTGCAGCGCGCTGCAGCGCTGCCCGTAGTGCCGCCAGCACTCCCCACCACCGCCTGGCTCGACGTTGCCCTGCAGCGCGAGCTGAACGACGTGTTAGCGACCTGGAACGTGATCTGGGGCGCTGGAAAGGTCGATTACGTGGACAGCGCCGGCGTACAGCACTATTGCGTGGCCATCGCGGATATGCCGAACAGTAACACCATCACCGACAGCCGCCCGGTGGAGGACATCGCGGGCGCCTTGATCGAGCACTTTGCATCTCGTGCGTTCGTCCGGGCTGAGCTGGAAAAACTCGACAGCAAGCAGTCGGTGCGAGTGGCGACCACGGCCAATATCGCGCTGACAGGGCTGCAGACCATCGACGGCGTGGCGCTGTCAGCCGGCGACCGGGTGCTGGTCAAAAACCAAGGCACCGCATCGCAGAACGGGATCTACGTGGCCTCCACCGGGGCCTGGGCGCGCGCCGGCGACGCCGACGCGAGTCTGGAGGTAACGCCCGGCATGTTGGTGCCCGTTGAACAAGGGGCCACCAACGGCGACAGCCTCTGGCAGCTGGTGACGGATGCCCCCATCACCCTGGGAACCACCGGGCTCACTTTCGAGATCGCAGCGGGCCCTGTAGGACTCGCCGCCGGCACTTATCGCAGCGTGACGGTGGACAAGCGCGGGCGCGTTATCGGTGGCACTAACCCTACGACACTCAACGGCTACGGAATCACCGATGCCCTGCGCGCCGGAGACTTTGGAGGGCCTAAGGCCGCAACAGCTCGCCATTTCCGTATCAGCCAAGAACTTGAAGGCGTCGATGTCAGCTGGGATACGCTTGTAAACGAAGGGCTGCATTCCCGCCTAATCAAGGGATCCAACCCGCAAGGGCCGGGCGGCGACATCTACTTCTACTGCCGGACCTACGTCCGCCTCCCCTTGGCAGATGGTGTTGGCGCACTGGAGCAATTTGCGGAGCCTTACGGTACCCCATCCAGCGCAGGACAAATGTGGTGGAGGGGTCTGAACGGAAACACCTGGACGGCTTGGGTCAAAGTGATCGACTCAACGGACCATGCCACTCAAGCTGACGCTGAAAACGGCTCAGCGGAAAGCCTCTGGATGAGCCCTTTGCGGGTATTTCAGGCAATAGCGAAGAAGGTCGTTCAGGCAACTGAAACAGTGTTGGGAATCGCGAAGATAGCGACCCAAGCTCAGACAAATGCCGGAACAAACGACTCGGTGATCGTGACACCGAAGAAGCTGGCGGGCTACATGCTAGGCGGCTTCACGTACCTCTTTGGCGATAGCGGCTATTTCGTTCTGCCTGGATGGCTTGGTGGGTTTATTTTCCAATGGACTCCCGTGCCGGTAACCGTATCCGCGGGCGTATCGGTGACATGGCCGCTGGAGTTTCCCAGCTCGATCTATTACGCGGCACCCGGCGCTATCCCCGAAAACACACCGAATTTCTACTTCGGCCAGATGTGGGGGCTATCCCGAACTGGGTTCAATCTCTCTCTCTATGGCAACCCTAGCGGCAGCGCACCTATTTCTACATCGGGACAGACCGTTTATTGCTTCGGGCTTGGGAGATAACCATGAGCCTTTTCGCTACCTGGAATGAGCTAGACCAGCGATTCGCTTTTTCGCTGGTAAAGGGTGAGATTGAAATCACTCAGGATGAACATCATCGTCTGATCGCCGGGCAAGGTACCGGCCAGGCCATCACAAAAGGACCCGACGGACGGCCTACTCTTACCGTGCGGGACCAGCCCAGCGAAGCCGAAGCCGCGCATGCCAATCGAACCGCCGCCATCAACCGTGCCTGCGAAGCCGCCATCACAGCCGGCTTCACATCGGAGGCGCTGGGCGCTCCGCACATTTACAGCAGCCAGCTGGACGACCAGCTGAACCTGACCGGCGCGGTGCTGCGCGGGCTCGACATGCCCTATGCCTGCCGCGACGAGCAGGGTGTGAAGGAATTCCGGCTACACACAGCCGATCAGCTGCGCCAGGTGGGTGACGATTTCACCTTGTACAAGCTGCAGCTGCTGCAGCACGCCAATGCGCTGAAACAGCAGCTGGATGCCGCCCTTGAAGCGGGCGATCTGGCCGCGCTCGAGTCGATCACCTGGGAGGCGCCGCAGCCGTGACCTGGGCCCCGGTGACCATGCGCTGGCCCGAGCAGGCCACGCAGTGGATGGCAGAACTTGACGAGGCCAAGACGCTCGCCGGCGGCGAGCTGGCCAGCACGGCGCAGCGGCTCGCCGGGCTCGACGGGCTGGCCACCACCAACCCGGGGCCGGTCGGCGGTGCCGCCGCCGGTGCGATCGCCACCGGGCGTGCCGCGCTGGGCAGCCAGCTGGGCGAGGCGCCGGCCTGCCTGGCGGTGACGCCGTTCCAGAGCGGCATCGGCCAGGGACGCGGCAACCAGCGCTTCCTGTCGGCACCAAACCTGCTGCAGCAGCTCGCCGGCAAGCTGGTGGACCCGTCCGACCAGGGCAAGCCCAGCGGGCCGCAGTACGCCCTTTCGCTGCTATTCCTTTCCACCCGCTTCGACCAGCTGGCCGACACCCTGGCGCGCTTTAATGCGCTGCTGCCGGTACCGGACCTGGTCCGTACCGAGCGCCGCGCCCGACACCTGTCACGCCTCGAAGCGGAAAAGTGGGAGATGCCCAGCGCCGGCCCACTGCCCCGCTGGGGTGCCATGCCCCTGGAGCGCTGCACCGTGACCAAGGCAGCCAAGCAGTCGATCGCCGGCCAATTAGCGGTACTGGAGAGCTACGCCGCCGACAGCTCGCCGATGGCGGATCTCGCCACGCTGGCCAGCCGCAAGGCCAGCCAACAGCAGGGCCGCGATCAGCAGCTGGCGGACCTGAAGGCACTGCTGGCCAACGGCAGCGCCGACACCAGCATGCGCGCCCGGCTGATCGGCCCTGGCGATGCCAGCGAGCTGCGCCGGCAGCTGCTCGAGGGCGATGCGCCCGGGCATGAATGGGTGTTGAGTGCGGGCCTGCTGCTGGTGGGCTCGCTCGACGGGCTGAGCTTTGTACGGGAGCTGGTGGGCCTATGACACTGCTGCTTGATGGTGAAAAGGTGCGGGGCAAGGGCCTGAAAATCACGGCCAATCTGCGCATTGAAAGCGACGACATGTCCGGGCAGACGAGCAACAGCACGTCGGCGCACAAGGGCTTCAAGCCGAAGACGCTGACCGTCTCGCTGATGATCCCCTTCGTCGACCAGGTGCAGCTGCGTGACCTGATGCGCCTGGCCGAGGCCACCGAAGGCGGCGGACAGCTGAAGACGTACCGCATCGTCAACGACACCGCTACGGCCTTCGGCGTGCGCCAGGTGCAGTTCTCCGATGGCGTCAGCGCGCGTGAGGACGATTCGCTGGCCGCTTGGCGCGTGCAGTTCACCCTGGCGGAAAAGCTCTCCAACCCCGAGCGGGTGGAGAAGCGCCGCCAGCCCAACGCGGTCACCAGCCAGTCCGCGCCCGGGCAGGCGGTCAGCTCGACCGGCACCGCCGCCGGCGATGGAGCAGCTGCACCAGGACAGGAGCTCACCGGCTTCGAGGCGACGCTGAAGAAGCTGGACAACTACCTGGGCGGTTCCTCATGAGCATGAAGCTGCACAAGGTGCTGACCATCGCCGGTACCGCCTACCCGTTGGTCAAGGACGAGGTGCGACTGGAGCTGAAAAGCCCGGGCCGCGCCTCGTTCACCATCCAGGCCGACGCCCCGGTGAAGGGGCTGGTGACGCTCGACATCGGCTACAACGAGGCGACGCTGCAGCGCCACTTCATCGGCTACGTGGAGCGTTGCACCGCGGCCAACCGTGTTCAGCAGGTGCTGATGTGCCGAGAGCTGGCGGCGATCCTGGCGAACCCCATGCCGATGAATCTTCGCCATGTCGACATGACGATGGTGCTTGCTGCCATCAGTGAGAAAACCGGGCTGCGCTTCCGCGTGCCCGAGCGGCCCTATGCAAAGGTTAAGGCGCCCTTCTTCTACAGCCTGGCCGCCGGGTACCAGGCGATGGACAGCCTGGCCCGCGTGTTCAACATCCCCGACTTCATCTGGCAGCAGCAGGGCGACGGCGAGCTGTTCGCCGGCAGCTGGGCGGACAGCTTCTTCGGTGCTCGAGCACCGCTGCAATTGCCGGTCGAGTTGTTCGACGGCTACCAAGGTAACCAGAGCGCCATGATCGCGGCCTTGCCCGGCCTGCGCCCTGGTGCATCGATCAACCAGGGCGAGCGCATCACCAGCGTGACGCTTGCCGACAGCAAGATGGCCATCCGATGGACGACGCAATCCGCCGCAGCGTAGAGCGGCAATTCCCTGAGCTGACCGGCGGCTACCACCTGCCCCGCTTCGGTCGCGTGGTGGCGGTACCGGACGCGCCGGCTGCGCCTGGCCTGTGCGATGACTTCCGCCCGCGCTTTGCCGTGGATGTGGAGGTGCTGCTGCCCGATGGCGAGCCCGATCCGGATCTGCCGATTCTTTCCAGCGTGCCGCTGCCGGCGCCGAACGGTGGGCAGGAGGCGGGCTTCTTCGGCTTCGCAGAGGAAGGAACGGTGGTGGTGGTGTGCTTCGCCTACGGCCTGCCCCACAAGCCATTCATCCAGACCGTGCTGCCGCACGGGCTGAGCCTGCCGCGGGTGCCGAAGGGCGACCAGGTGTGGCAGCACAGCGAGGCCTGCCAGCAGCGCGTGGACGCCGACGGCAACTGGCTGCGCCAGACCGATGGGAAGATCGAGGACAAGGCGGTGGAGCGCCAGGTGGAAGCCCTGGACAACACCGAGCGCTACCAGAACCACACCGTGGAGGTGGACGACCATTCCACCGAATCGGTGGGCGGCATCAAGAAAGTCGAGGCATTGGGCGCGCTCAAGCTGCTATCGGGTGGATCCGCCAGCCTTGCCGCGGTGGACGACCTGCATCAGGCCACCGGCCGCGACCTCAACCTGGTGGTGGGCCAGAAGCACAACGCCACGATCGGCGGCGACATGCAGGAACGCATCCAGGGCATC